GGTTCGCGCGTGCGATGTCAAAACTCAACTAGGGGGTCGGCCGATGCCTGGGGGTAGACCACGGAAGCCACGGAATACAAAAATCATCCAGGGGACCTTTCGGAAGGACCGCAACCCTGGACGGGAACCAACGCCGCCGATTATGCCGATCATTCCGAAACCGCCTCCTGGCATGAACAGATGGGCGCGGAGACTTTGGAAGGATCTTGTACAGGATCTGGTGGATCAGCAACTCCTCAGTTCCGTCGATCTTGCCGCCTTGCAGCTAACCTGTGAGGCCTATGGCGACTATGAGGAATCAAAGCAGGCGATCTTCCGTCCCCTGGATCCGCGCACCGGCCGGCGTACCCGCCGCAGTCTTGAGCAGTATCTATCGGGGATCGATCCCTGGATGGATATCGAAAAACTCTCACCCCTGAATTTGATAGGTCTGAGACGAAACAGTCAGACGGCACCCGAACTCACCCAACGCAATCGTGCCTGGAGAATGTTCAAAGCGTACATGATCGAGTTCGGTCTCTCTCCGGCCAGTAGGAATCGAATCAATCTACCAACATCGAAAGAGCCAGGCCAGGATCCGATGGAGAAAATCTTGAATGAGGCGTAGATGGGTAGCGCTGCTGCTTGTTCTGGGAATGCTCATCGTGGCTGAGACTTATGCCGCTGAAAAGTACATCCGCGACGTAATGAGCGGCAAGCAAGTGGTGTGTCGTCTCACACGTCTGGCTGTTGAGCGCCACCTCCGCGATCTGGAGCGGCAGAACACATCCGAGTTTCCGTATTACTTCGATCCGGTTCAGGCCAAGCATATCATCCGATTCAAACGGCAACTTCCGTTGATCAAGGGCGAGCACGCTGGTGCCAAGGTGATGCTCCCTCCATGGATCGAGTTTAAAGACTGGGTGCTGTTCGGCTGGCGCCGAGTGGACGGCGGATATCGACGATTCCGGCGTTCGTACATCACTGTGGGTCGACAGAATACGAAGACGAGCGATGCCGCAGAGACGATGCTATACGTGATGTTCGGTGAACGACCCCGAGAGCGCGGGCGGCAGGCGTACTGTCTTGGCCCCAAGAAGAAACAGGGGAAAATCTCCTGGGACATTGCCGCCGAGATGGTGCGGAAGCACAACGTACTGAAGGATCTTGCACGCTTTTTCAAGCTCAACACCAACGAACCGGTTATGCAGCTAGTCCACGATCCGCTGTCTGTCATGACTGTGTGGGGTAAGGATGCGGAAACGCAAGACGGTTTCTCCCCATCGATCGCTGTCATTGATGAGGCACATCTGTATCCGGGAAATGAAGCCATGGAGGTTGTAGAGTCCGGCATGGGTGGCCGGCCGCAACCGCTGACCTATATTATCACAACTGCCGGGTTTGACTTGGAGGGTCCCTGCTACACCGAGGAGCACAGGCTCGCCGTCGAGGTCCTGGAACGAACCATCGATCCAATTCCGGAACATTTCTTCGCGCTGATCTACACGCTGGACGAAGGCGATGATTTCACTGATCCGAAGGTATGGCCGAAAGCGAATCCAAGTCTGTACGTATTGCCGACGCCACGGCTCGACTATTTGCAGGAACGGGTTGCGACCGCATTGACTACTCCGACCAAGCGCAATCGTATCTTGACGAAGAACTTCAACGTCTGGACCCAGGTAGAAACACGATGGATCGAACCAGAGGCATGGGCGGCCTGCGATGGGATCGTCGATGAAAAGGCTCTCGAAGGACGGCGTGCCTACGGAGGGGTCGATCTTTCGATGGCCCGTGACCTCACGGCCTGGGTGCTATGTTTTTGGCCGACCGAAGAACAGCCCGACGTCTACCCATTCCTGTATCGTTTTTTCCTCCCGAAAGACAACATCGTGGAGCGGGAGCGCGAAGACAAGCGGCAGTACCGCTATTGGGCAGAGCAAGGATTGCTTACTCTTACTCCCGGCCCGCAAGTCAAATACAGCGTAGTGGAAGAGAGAATCCGGAAGGACGCCAAACGTTTTGATATCCTGCAGATCGCCTATGATCCCTACCGAGCCGGTTTGCTTGTGGAGGATCTCGAGAAGCATGGAGTGACTATCGAGATGGTTATGTACCGGCAGATTTATCAATACATGGCCCAACCGACAGACTTGTTCGAACGGGCCATCACTGGGAAGAACATCGCCCACGGTGGCAATCCCATCATGAAATGGATGATCGCCTGTACCGAAGTCAAGAGCGACCGCCAAGGCCTCATCATGCCGATGAAGCCGAAGCGCGGAGCGCACGGCAAACGGATTGACGGCGTAGTTGCCTCGATCATGGCCTATCATCGTGCGTACTCGGAATATGGCAAGGCGCATCCAAAGGTGGAGGTGTGGGCCGTATGATCCTGACGAAACGGATCGCCGCAGCATTCAAGGCCTTCCGCGCACATGAGGAATACGACGAAAAGAAATGGAACGATTGGAACCGTGGACCGATGACGGCAGCCGGCACCCGTGTCAACGAGGTCTCTTCACTCACCATCTCCGCATTGTTCGCTGCGTTGAATTTCCTGGCGAGTACATTCGCCACTCTCCCGAAATCGGTATTCCGCCGCCTACCGGATGGCTCGAAAGTCCGAGCTTACGATCACCCACTGTATGACCGGCTCCATAACAAGCCGAATGATAGCGAGCTTACCTCCTGGCAATGGACCTACACCTCGATCATGCACAAATATCTCTGGGGCAATTGGTATACATATCACGATGTGCAGAGCTATCAGAATCAGGAGCTCATCCCATTGCTTCCGGATCGCACCTGGTTGGATCCGGAGAATGAGGGGCGGTACATCACACATCTGAAGAACGGGCAAAAGATCCCGCAGCGGATCTACCTTCCCCGATCCCAGGTCCTCCATATCCCGCACATCAGTCTGGACGGAGTGCAGGGCAGGGGCATCATTCACTATGCTCGGGAGTCCCTCGGACTGACCAAGGCACAAGATAATTTCGCGGCTACGTTTTTCGGAAACGGGATCCACCCGGGTGGATTCGTCGAGGTCTCCGGAGTAATGGATAACGAAACCCGCCAGGGACTTCAGAAGGATTTCAACGATAAATACGGCGGGCTTGGAAAGAATTGGAAGTTCGTATTCATCACCGGTGATTCCAAGGTTAAAGAAGCGGAAGTCGATGCGCAGAAAGCGCAAGCGCTGGAATCCCGCCAGTTCTCAGTGGTGGAGATCGCCCGCTGGACGAACCTACCACCTCATATCCTTCGGGAGCTCGCCCGGGCGACCTTCAGCAATATCGAGCAGCAGTCCCTGGAGTTGGTTGTTTATTCGATCCTTCCACTCACCACGCAGATCGAACAGGCAATGAACATCATGCTGTTCGATGAGGATGAACGGCGAACTCACTACGTAAAGTTCGAGTTGAAAGGACTGCTCCGCGGGGACCTGAAGGCGAGAACCGAGTTCTATAACGCAATGCTCGATCGAGGAGTATTCAACGCAGATATGGTCCTGGATCTTGAGGACATGAATCCGCAGCCGAAGGGACTGGGAAAGTTATACATGCTGCCGCTCAACATGGTAAACAAGGAGATGGTGATTTCACCGCAACCTCTCACCATAGAGAACAAGGACAGTTCCGTCGTGAAACGGGCGAATGTGCAGATTGTACAGACGCGAAGCGCGGCTTTGCGCCGACGACTGACGATCGCCTACAAGCCGAAATTTCAAGAGTTTGCGGGAAAGCTCGTGAAGAAGGAAACCAACGCGGTGAGGGCCGCGGTGGAGGAGACACTTTCTCAGCATGGAATATCGGAGTTCAACGCCTGGCTCGAGGGCTTTTATCGGGATTTCGGCAAGGAGGTAGACGCGCTTGTTGCTCCGCTTGTTACCTCATACGCCACGGCTATTCTGCCGATCGCGCAGGAGGAGATTAACAACGATTCTGATATCGCCCCGCAATACATGGATTTTCAGCGAGAGTACAGGGAGTATTTTGCCAAGCGGCACATCATTTCCTCTCGGGAACAGCTCGAGGCTGTCATCCGGGATGCTCAGAAAGAGGGGACGGACGAGCGGGAGGCGCTCGAGCAGCGCCTGACCGAATGGGAAGAGAAGCGCCCGGGCAAGATCGTCATGAGAGAAACGATCCGCTCCGAGAGCGCATTCACCCGATCGGTGTTTGCCCTATGCGGGATCATGAAGATCCGGTCCATCGCCTCCGGGGATAGTTGTCCGTACTGTCAGGCCTTAGATGGAAAGGTGATCGGAATCGATGAATATTTTCTCCCAAAAGGAGATTTCCAGCCGGACGGGGCGGAGAAACCTTTGACTGTATCAAATAACTATAGTCACCCGCCTTATCACGACGGATGTCAATGCCAAATAGAGGCGAGTGTATAGGAGATGAAAAATGGCTCTAGGAGAATCTGAAATCAGGCCGCTTCCGAACGAGCATTCATGTCGGCTGACAGACCCAGAGAAGTACAAGAAATTCGCCCGAAAGAATTGCTATCAGAAGCATGAAGGAAAATGCATCGACTTCGTTTTCGGTATCATCAGCGCCGATGAAAGTGAGCTGCAATCGATGCGATATCCGACCAAGACATGGACGGAAAAATCGGCCCGGGCGCACTGCAAAGAGAAAGAAGGGACCTTTGAGCCCGCGAAGGAGGAGGAAACCTTTTATCCAACCAAAGAAATCCGGGCCCTGAAGGTGAGCTCCAAGGCGGTTTCTCACGCCAAAAGTTTGATCGCCACCGGCAAGATCGACGAAGATAGCGCGTGGAGCTTTACGTCTAAGGACAGCCACGCCCTCATGGATTCGGGAAACGGCGATTGGGCGAAATATGCTCTCTGGTTCCTGGTCCAGGATGAGGCGGCCGATGAGGACACCTACCAGCGGTACAAGTATCCCTATGGAAAGCAGGGAAAGGTCTGGAGGCGGGCGGTAATCGCCGCAAAGCAGCGGGCTGCCCAGCAGGAATTTACCGCCCTGGTGGAGACTGCCGACGACTTGCTCGAGGCGATCGACAAGAAGCTCGGCAAGGACGAGGAAGAAGAAAAAAGTCTCGACGGTCCGGAACGCCGTTATCTGCCGTTCGCGCAGGAGATGCGGGCCGTGGATGAGGACGGGAAAATGATCATTGAGGGCTATCCGATCGTGTACGAGGTGTACGCGCCGATCTGGGGCTTTCGGGAGATCATTAGAAAAGGTGCCGCAACGAAAGCGCTGAAAGAAGCGGACGAGCTTGTGCTCTGGGATCACGAATCCTCCCAGCCCATGGCCCGCCGGAGCGCAGGGACTCTGGAAGTGAAAGAGGATGATCATGGCGTGTTCATCCGGGCCGATGTTTCGAAAACCGTATGGGGTCGAAACGGATATGAATCCATAAAAAACAAGGTGACCGACAGGATGAGTTTCGCCTTCGATGTGAAAGACGATGATTGGCACACCGACGAGGTCGAAGGCGTGAAGATACATACACGCGAAATCATCGAGTTCGCCAATCTGTACGATTATTCGCCGGTAAGTTATCCGGCATACAAACAGACATCGATCGATGCTCGAGAATTGAAACTGGCACTCCGCCACAGGCCAGAACCGGAGGCGTCTGGGGATGAGGCCGGCGCGGCGGCGCAGGAAGTAAGGAAGGAAGCCAGAGCCAATATCGAGCAGCGGAGAAAATCAATTGAAGAGAGGAGTCAATATGAAACCGATTGACATAAAATTGCTCATGCGGAAGAAAGACGAGCTTCTCGCCAAGCGCCAGGAGATCCTGGACAAGGCCGTGGAGGAAGAGCGCGGATACACGGACGAGGAGCGGGAAGAGGTCCAGACGCTGCAGGGGCAGATCGCCGATCTCGACGAGCAGATCAAGGAAGCTCAGGAGATCGAGCGGCAGCGGGCGGGCATTCCCAAGGGACAGCCCAAGCCCACGATGCAGACCGGTGATCCGGCGCCTTCGGAAGCTCAGTTCAGGAATCTCGGACACTTCGTGCGGGACATCTGGCAGGCCCGGCAGGGAAACATGAGCGAGCTCCTGCGGAACTACGCTCAGGCGATGGAGGCCAACCTGCGGGCCATGAATATCTCCGACGGGACCTCCCTGGGATTCATGATTCCGGACACCTTCGAGGCCGGAACCTTGCAGTTGGTAGGACCTGGCGGATGGATCCGGCAGCGGGCGCGGGTGATCCCGGCCGGCGAGTATCCGGATGCCCGGTTCCGCAAGCGGGTCCTGAAGCAGGGCGCCGGCGGCGTGTACAACGGGATCCTGGTGAACTACATCGGCGAGGGCGTAGCCCCTACCGACGAGAGCAAGCTCGAGTATTTCCTGTTCACTCTGGACCCCTCGGACAAGAAAATCGGCCTGTTTTACATCACCTCCGAGGAAACCCTGCGGAATCCGACGGCGGTTACCGCGGATATGGAGCAATCCTTCCGGGGCGCCGTGGCCGAGCTCGAGGACGACCTGTTCATCAACGGCGACGGCGTGGGCAAACCGAAAGGGATCCTGAACTCCGACGGTATCAAGCTCATCACGCGGGATACCTCCAGCGACTTCAAATTTGCCGACGTGCTCAAGATGAGCAAGTATATGTATCCCCGGGCGATGAACCGCAACTGGGAGCTCTCCCTGGATCTGTACGAGAAGGTGGGGGGCATGGTAGACGGCTCCAGCCGGCTGATCATGATCGCCGGCGATGCGACCAAGGGGATTCCGGACCTGCTTCACGGCCGGCCGATCCATTGGAGCGAGATCTTGCCGACGATCGGAACCCGCGGAGACGCCATGCTGGTCGACTGGTCGTTTTACTTTATCAAAGACGGCTCCGGACCCTTCTTCGCCACCGATCCCTACACGCGATTTCTCGAGGGCGAGATCCGGGTCAAGATGACCGTCAAGATGGACGGGGATACCTGGGTGAAAGAGCCCCTGAAGCTCAAGAACGGAATGGAGGTTTCTCCATTCGTGGTATTGGAGGCGTAAGATGAAAGAAAGAATCAGTGAAATCGTCAAGGTCGACGTCGGGCTGGTCTCCCAGGCGCTGAACAATTCCAACGCTACCGGGAAGTACCATCCCGTCAAGGACTACCCTCGGATTTGCGCGGTGCTGAACGGCGGGGCCATGGCCGCAACCAAGACTTCAAAAATCGAGCTGCTGCAGGCCAAAGACAACGCCGGCACTGATGCCAAGGGGATCCCAACCACAGCTGGCCAGTTGGCGACGGCGGAGATCACGGCCAACGAGAAGATCACCGAGGGGACCGTCGATCTGACTTCCGTAGCGAACACGGACATCGTGACGGTCAACGACATCGACTTCACCAAGGCGGCTGCAACCGATGCGACCCAGCGGGAGTTCGCCGATGCCGCGGGCCTGGTGACCTGTATCAACCACGCCACCTATGGGGTGCCTGGCGTGAAAGCCAGCTACTCCGGGGCCGTGGTAACGGTATGGAGTGAAGAGCCGGGCGAGGTCGTGATCACCTTGGAAAAGACAGAGAGTGCCGGCACCATCACCCTGGCTACGACCAAGGCACAGGCCTTCGTGGAGATCGACACCCGGCAGCTGGACAAGAAGAACGGCTTCAGCCACGTGGCCGCGAAGGTGACGACAACGGCGAACAGCAACGTGGCCGCGGTGCTGCTGCGCGGGAATGCCCGGTACACGCCGGAGCAGAAAGTCGGCGCCTCAGCGGTAATCTGACACTGTCTTTGACGAAAGAGTTTACGTTTTCCCGGGAGCTGTAGCTCCCGGGTTTCTCAAGGAAGGAGAAAGAAGTGCAGGTACAAGTGATCAAGTCGGCGCGGCTGAATGGCCGTGATGTCGGACCAGGTGAGGTCGTAGAGCTGAACAATGCACTGGCCGCCGCCTGGTTGGCGAAAGGCCTGGCAAGGTCTGCCGGACAAAGAGGTCCCGGAAGGCCTCCGAAACAGCCGAAGCGGCAAAAGCCGGTGGAAAAGGCGGTACAGAAGCCCGTCATGGAAAAAGCCGTCAGCCAGGACGGCGCAGAGAAGGAATAAATGGCCCTGAAACTCATCACGCCTCCGGCTGCGGAACCCATCTCGCTGCTGGAGCTTAAGCAGCACCTCCGAATCGATTCAGGCGATCTTGAGGAGAACATCTCCTCGGAGCAGTCTATTCTGGCCGGTTCACATGCGATAGCTGCTGATTATTCTCTTGTCGGCGACGGTGTGGACGTCCTCGGTTACTCGGTCCTGATGATGCTAGTTGCCGGCGCCTGCGGGTCCGGTGGATCCGTGGACATCAAGCTGCAGGACTCGGCGGACGATATCACCTACGCCGACGTTTCCGGGGGCGCGTTCGACCAGGTCACAGAGGCGAACGACAACGCCGTGTACGAGCTCGCCTACGCCGGCGGCAAGAAATACGTCCGCGCCGTGGCGACAGTGGCCGGTGCGGCCTGCGCGTTTGGCGTGGTAGTGCTGCGCAGCTCCCCGGTGAGCATGGAAGACGACCTCCTGACAGGTTTCATCAAGGCTGCCCGGGAATACTCCGAGAGCTACCAGAACCGGGCCTTCATCACCCAGACCTGGGAGCTGCTGCTGGATGAGTTTCCCGATTCGCCATTCCAGCTCCCGCTTCCCCCGTTGCAGTCGGTGGAGAGCATCAAATACTACGACAAGGAAGGGAACGAGAGCTCCATCGACACGGCAGATTACGAGGTGGACACGGAGAGCTACAAGGGGCGAGTCGCCCTGGCTTATGGCAAGAGCTGGCCTTCGGTCACCTTGCGGCCGATGAACGGCGTGGTCATGCAGTTCAAAGCCGGCTACGGGGATGCCGCGGCCAATGTTCCGGAGCTCGTGCGCCTGGCGATCAAAGTGCTGGCCGGCCATATGTACGAGAACCGGGAGGCCACGGACACGAAAGAGCATCCGGAGGTCCCGTTCGCCGTGCATTCGCTTCTTGGGCTGAAGAGGATCGTGCCCATATGAGAAGCGGCAGACTGCGGCATCGGGTGACGATTCAGCAGCCAGTGCCGGATCGCTCCATCGGGGGAGAAGATTCCTGGCACGACTACGCTACGGTTTGGGCGGCGATCGAGCCGCTGCGAGGCCGGGAGTACCTGGCAGCGCAGCAGGAAGGTGCGGAGGTGACCGGCAGGATCACGATGCGCTACATCGCCGGCGTGAAACAGACTATGAGAATCAAGCACGGCAGCAGGATCTACGAGATCGTTTCCCCGATCAATCCGGAAGAGCGGAATGCCGAGCTGCAGCTGATGGTTAAGGAGGTCCTGTGAGCGAGGCGAAAGCGACGGTGGAGCTGGTGTGGCACGGGGACGAGATCGTGAAGCGGCTGATCGAGGCGCAGCGGCATACCATTTCCCAGGGGGTCAATCTCATGCGGGATAGTGCAAAGCGGCGGTGCCCGTTCGGACCGACCCGGCAACGGGGGATCCATCTGGTGGAGACGATCAAGGCCCGGATGAAAAAGGGATTTCCCGAAGGATATGTGACCTGCGGCGGCAAGGAGGCTCCCCATGCGCACCTGGTCGAAGACGGGACCGTGAAGATGCGGGCCCGGCCCTTCATGCGGCCTGCGTTCGACGAGAACGTAAACGCGGTCAAGGACATGCATCGGCGGGAGATGAAGAAGGTGGTCAAGTGACCATAGAACAGGCAGTCGAAACAGCCCTGAAGGATTCCTCGGAATTGGCCGGGAAGGTCGGCAGGCGAGTCTACTACGGGCAAGCCCCTGCAGGGACAAAGACTCCCTACGTCGTGCATCACGAGGTTTCGAATCCAGAGGTGCCCCAGCTACCTTTCTACCGGCCGCGGTGGCAGTTCTCGTACTGGGCGGACCGGCTGGATGAGGCGAAGGAAGGGACCCGGATCATCCGGGATCTGTTTTCCCGATACAACGGGATCATGGGCGGAGCTGGAGGGGTGACCGTGCGCCAGGGCGCTTACATCGACTCGAGGCCGTACCAGGATCCCCAGACCAGGAAGTGGAATGCGCCCGTGGAGCTGTATTTTATTCACCGGGAGGGATCGTGAAAAAGGTAGCCGTAGTCGGATACGCCTTGCCTTCTCGAAAATACACGCCTTTCTACGATCCGGATTTCGAGATCTGGGGCTTGAACTGGCTGTTCTACAAGATCCCGAGGGCAACCCGCTGGTTCGAGATGCACAAAGAGCTCCAGCGGGTAGAGGACATCGAGCCGGAACGTTATCGGGAATGGCTGACGAGTCAAACGCGGATTCCGGTATATATGCATCGGGCGGTCACGGGAATCCCGGCCAGCACTCGCTATCCAAAGGAGGAGATCCTCGAGGAGTTCCCTCCGGTTTTCTCCTGCTCGGTGTGCTGGATGCTCGCCCTGGCGATTCATGAAGGGTTCGAGGAGATTCATCTGTATGGCGTGCACGCCGAGGACGGCTCCCTCTACGAGAGGCAGAAGCAGGGAATCAGCTTCTTCCTCGGAGTCATGCACGGCCGGGGGATCCGGTATTATCTTCCTCCAGAATCCTCCTTGCTCAAGGTGGGCGTACTCTACGGATACGAAGAGATGAGGCGAACATGAAGAAACTGGTAAAAGTGCGGCTGCTGGTTGACACCGGCAGGAACAAGGCCGGCGACGTCCGGAAATTGAATTCCGAGCGTGCCGAGGCATGGATACAAGCCGGGTGGGCCGAGTATGTTGAGAAACCAAAGGCCTCCCGGATGAAATCTGAAACGAATCTGACGAAGGAGAAGGAAAAATGAGTCAGACAACGGTACAAAGACCGGAGGCGGTCCGGTTCGGAAGCTGCAAGTTCGAGCTCGGCGAGACCCTTGGCACCCTGGTCAATATTGGGGCCTTGAGGAACTGCCAGATCGCGGAGAGCTGGGAGGAAGTCAAGGTCGAGAGCGGCAACGCAGGCGTCCTGAAGAAGAAGATCAAGAATCAAAAGGTTGCGATCACCGCCGACTGGCTGGAGTGGGACCTGGAAACGGCGAACCTGCTGCGTGGAGGGATCGACCAATATGATACTGTCGCGGGATCAGCGACGCCGGTGACCGATGAGGAGGTCAAGCTCGAGGATACCGACTTCGTCCGCCTGGAGCACAAGAACGGCGACAATACTGAAGTCGCCAGCATTGTCGTGACCTCAAACGATGCGACTCCGGTTGCCAGGACCCGGAACATCGACTACATCATCGGCGTAGATCCGGCCGGCTACACCTGCATCGCCAGGATCGAGGGCGGGGCGATCAGCGACGGGGACACCGTATTGGTCGACTATGAATATACCCCGAACGTCTCCAAGAAGCTGACCAGCGGTGGGAAGTTCACCATCAATCCGCGGGTCGTGAAGCTGACCAACAAGAACGAGGCCGGCAAGGATCTCACGATCACGATTTACTATGCGATGGTGGGCGAAGGATTCACCCTGCCGTTCCCGGACGACACGGCGGATGACGCCCTGGTGGCCGGAGTCAACCTGGTCGGAGAGGTGGACGCTTCCCGGGCTGCAGGCGATCAGCTCTACGAGATCCTGGACGAGCAGAGCGTAACCTGATGGGTGAGTTCTATAACCTTGATTCTCTGGTCGATAAACGCAAGACCATCAGGCTCGCTGACCGGGAAATCAACGTCGCCAAAGTCCCGGCGATCGTCGTGTTCAAGGCTGACGAGCTCCGGGATAAATTGCGCGATCTTAAAGTCGAGAACAGCCGTGAGCTTATCGAGGCGGCGGCGGACATCATTCTGATGATTGCCAAGGCCTCCGGGGATCCGGTCGAGCGGGACTGGCTTCTGGAGAACGCAACGGTTGAACAGATCCTCGAGTTTGTAGCCGTGGCTACGCTCGGTCCTGGATACAAAGAAAGGCCTAAAAAAAAAGAGCCGGTCAAGAACAGCGGAGGCGAATCGACTTAGAGCAGCTCGTCGCTGTCATGGGGCATTGGTATCCCTGGGCGACGAAGGATTTCATTCTCTGGGAGCTGAGCTGGAAACAGGTGGAGATGTACCTGTATCGGATGCCGAAAGAGCTCTGGAAAACGGTTTTTGTGGGAAATCCTGACAAACCCGACCTCGAGGCGATTCGCAAGATGCGGATGGGGAAAATCATAAGGCGGTGAAATGGCGACTGTTTTAGGCAGCTTGCTACTGAAACTCACAGGTGACACGGCCGACGCCCGTCAGGCAATCGACCAGGTGGAGAAGAAGGCGAAAGGCTTCTCTAAGTTCATCAAGGGCGCCATGGGAATCGGCGGTGCCGTTATTGCATTCCGGGCTCTCAAGAATATCTCAAAAGAACTGATTGCCGTGTATTCGGTCCAGGAAACCGCCGAAGCGAAGTTGCGAAGCGCAATCACGGCCACGGGGAAAGAAGGATTAATATCGGCACAGGCACTCTATGAGTACGCCTCGCAGCTGCAGGAAGTCACTACCTATGGGGATGAGGCCACTATCTCTGCCATGGCGCTCCTGCAGCAGCTGGGCGATCTCTCGGAAGAGGGCATAAAACAACTTATGCCCCTGATCCAAGATTTTGCTTCTAGCGGCTTGGTAAACTTAGAAACCGCAGTCTCCCTGGTCGGGAAGACTCTTGGTTCCACCACAAATGCTCTATCCCGATATGGCATCGTGATTGATGCTACGGCTCCCAAAGAGGAAAAACTTGCTCAGTTAACCGAAGCGATGCAGAAAAAGTTCGGTGGTTTGAGCCAAGATTTGGCCAAGACCGGGACCGGAGCTTTACAGCAGTATCAGAATGCCATGGGTGATTTGAAAGAGGTGATGGGAGAAACGGTTCTTCGAGGGATAGAACCATTTGTAAGAGGAATGACGAATGTCATCTCTGATCTAGTGAAATCCAAACAGGAAGCGATATTAACCAAGAGGGCCTATGAAGAGTTAAAAAATCTAGGAGAAGGACAGGTATTAGCAGAAGATCAACAATTACGCATCCTCAAGGACCAGGTTAATTTTCTTGGGCAAGTAGCTGTCTCTTATGAGATGCTCGACGAGAAAGCGAATGCGGCATATGAGGCGGCAAAAGAACGGCTGCAAGCGTATAAAGATGCCATAATCGCAGAAAAATATTGGAACGATCAGGCTGCCAGGGCTGCAAGTGAGGCAGCTAAAAGAGAAGCTGAGGAAGAGGCTGAAAAAGCTCGAAAAACCAAAGAAATGCTTGCATGGCAACAAATGGTGAATGACAAATATGCGGAGACGGAAGAAGCTCAGAAAGCTATTTTGGATGCAGAGATAGAAAAGTGGGAGTATGAATTAACCAAATCGAATGTTTACAAGCCGAAGATTGAGGCTATCCTTGAAATGCTTTACGAGCAACGTGATGCGGAAAAAGAAACCGGAGAAGCTGCCATTGAAGCAATCAATGAAGAAGTTGATGCTGCAATGGCGGCGTATCAGTTTCGTGTCGATGCCGAGCAAGCCTATCAAGAGGAGCTCGCGGCGATTCGCGAGAGGGCGCGAGAACAGGAGAAACTCGCAGCGGAAAAACTCGCAGAAGACAAGCGCCTGCTTGAACAAGCGACCCTCGATTTTATCACGCAGATATGGGGCGCGCTTGACTCCTTGAGCAGTGCCAGGGCGAGCCGTGAACTTGCTCTCCTGAGGAAGCGCCATGAGGCGGAGCTTGAAGGCTTTACCGGAACCGAGGAAGAGAAGCAAGCACTCCTTGAGAAGTTTGAGAAGGAGCGGGCCAAACTGGAGTATGAGGCAGCCATGAAGTCGTGGAGGCTGCAGCTTGCCGGCGGGTTGGCTGCTGCCGCCCGCGCGATCCTGGAGGCGGCCAAGAACGCCTGGCCGATCCCGGCCCTGCCGATGATGGCGCTGGCCGGCATAATGGGCGGGGTTCAGGTCGCGGCAATCCACGCGGCCAAGCCGATTCCGGCCTTTGCCGAGGGCGCGGATTTTATTGTACCTCCCGGATATCCGAACGACTCCTATATCTTTCGGGCCGAGAGTGGCGAGCATGTTGAAGTCACGCCGCCAGGCCGGGAGGAAGGATTTTTTGTAGCAGCTCCTCTGTATCTCAACATAGATTCCAAGCCGATCTATCAAGGTCTATTACGAGCTTCGAAAGCGGGAATAGCCCTGATCAATGAAAAGGCGGTGACGACGAGATAAGGAAGGAAAACTTGCGCCTGTTATATGACAACGAGATTGACAAATACACGTCCCTTTTCAGCTCGCAGAATACGAACTTCCCGGCTGAAAACGTCAAACACATCCACCTGAGCTCGCCCTGGAGAACTACCGGTGTGACCGGGGAATACTACACGATCGACGCCGGTGAAGGAAAGACGATCACGGCCGACTGCGCGGTCATCGTGGGAAAGACGCCGGATTACAGCCATAACCTCACGAGCGGGGCCACGGCGAAGATCCAGGCGCACCCGACGAACACCTGGACCTCTCCAGACCTGGACCAGGCCTTCGCCTGGAACGCGGACAGCATGATTGTATTTTTCACCCAGATAACGAAGCGGTTCTGGCGATTCTATCTCGACGACGCGGCCAACCCTGACGGATATCTCAGCATCCCCCGCCTGGCGCTTGGAAAGTTCCTGCAGATGCCGGGCGTGGAGCCGGACTTCGATCTACCGCGGGTTACCTCCTCCCGGCGATCTATCTCGCCTTCAGGCCAGGGATACGGCGACAAGGGGAATTTGTACCTGGCTCCTGCTTTCTCCTTCCCGTTCCTGGACCAGGATGAGCATGAAGCGCTTGAGGGGATGTGGGTGGGCGTGGAGAACATCAAACCCGTGGTCTTGGTGATCTGGGAGGAATCTCTCGATATTCAGGGGCCGATCTACTGCTGGATCGACCAGGACAGGCTCGGCTGGAAAAAATCGAATTCCCCGGGTCTGTACTGGGCGCTTCAAATCAATTTTTTGGAGGCATTTTGATGGCCCTTGCACAAGTCACGGTATATGCAACCCAAATCGCTAAGCAACGCCTCGGCTACCAGGCGATCAGTCTCACCAATTACAACAACGATCTGGAGCCTCAGATTGCCGCCGGCAGCAAGGTCGAGATCGGTTCGGCGCTGTTCGAGGCGGCGGCCAATGAGTCGATCTCCGGCTGGGCTGGCATCGGCACGTGTACATCAAGCTGGTCGTCTCCGGAGCCACGGCGACCGCAGAATTCACGACCACAGCGCCGACCTGGAGTACTTCGAAACAAGGCTTTTACGACGGCAACGATCGGTACATCGGGCAGTTGTTAAAAGATTCTTCCGGAAACTACTCCCACAAGATGCTCTATGGGAGTTTGTCCCCGGGAGGGAACAAGATCGAGGAAATAGGAAAAGTCGAGGCCTATATATTCAAAGAGATTCCGGGACACCTCTGGTGTGACGGATCCACAATCAGCGATACATCGAATCCGGAATACGAACGCTTGGTCTACGAACTCAAGAAAGAGGCGGGAGCAGATTCAGGACATCCCTATTATCACCCCGACTCGGACAAGGCGGTGCTTCCGGATCTGCGTGGTGCTGCAATCCGGGGTGTGGATATCGCAGCAAACCGTGACAAGGATGGAGTGAGGAAATCGGGCAGTTATCAAGCTGATGATAATAAAGACCATACTCATACAGTACGAACACGAGGTGCAACACAATCAATTGATAGTGTAGCATTTAATAACAATGGTGATGGAGATATATATGATATAACAAATGCTGCTTTATCTTCAGGGTCAACTGAAGCAACGATGAAAAATATTGCTTTGTACTACTTGATTAAATACTAATGAGCACGTTTGCTGAGTTAAAAGATGGCCTTTGCGACTGAAATAGTAAAACCTGTTAACGATCCGATCGTTCTCTTTGAGATCGATCTATCCGTGAAGCACAAAAATCGAGCATGAGCACATTTGCCGAGCTGATAAAAGAGCCTTCCTCGAAGAAAATCTATATCGCTGAGATCGACATCGCTAAGCTGCTGAGCTTCGCCGTCAATTGGCGGGCATTCTGTTACATGGTGAATCTCGACGTAGATTATCCGGATGATCCGGAGATTGCCGAGGAGTTTCTCAATGGCGTGGAAGTGATCATTATTACTCAGATCGGCTCGATGAGAAGCGACGGAATATTACTCCAGTCGGTAGATAGCGCTCTTGATGTGCAAGAGAACGAGCTCTCTTTCTACTGGGATTCTGTGAACAAAGACTTATATTTTCACCTGCAGGACGGTGATGAGCCTGAGCTACATAGATTGACGATCGGCGAGATCTTTGGTGTTGCCAATTTTGCGGATAATTATGGTGGATTTGTTTATGAGAGCCGGCTCCTGAGCTTTCCTGGAATCGATCGGCAGAAAGATCCGCTGTTCTTCGGGAAGATCGTGTTCGAGAGTGGCCGACTGGAATGGGACAACCACGACGGATACTTCGATACGTTCTGCGAGGACCGGAATGTTGTCAATGCCGTGTGCCGGGTCAAACAGGGATTCCCGGAATTGGATTTTTCTGACTACCTGCAGACGAGCTCCGGGATTGCAGAGAAATTTAGTATTGGTCCGGAGAAGTTTACTGTTGATTTTCGGGATCGTCGAGCATGCCTCGATAAAAAGATCCCAGACGCGATATTCAAGCAGACGACTTATCCATACCTGAAAGAGAGCAACATTGGCAAGAGCATTCCGATTGCCTACGGAATACTGCGCAATGTCCCCGTTATCTGCACGAATGAGGAGGAGGATCCTCCACCGACTGACTACTCGTTCAAGCTTTGCGATACAACCTATCATGGCATTAAAGAGATCACGGAGGTCCGGGTCGAGGGGGCGGCCAAGACGCCGAGTTCCTCGAATCTGATGAATGCAACCTTTGAACTGGCCGCGACCGACTACTCTCCGGGCGATGAGGTCCGAGTCGATTTCCAGGGTTATGTAGATGATAGCGATAATCTGATTAAAAATCCTCTGGATATCATATTGGATATGCTCGTTACCTACTATCCGATGAATTACAATAACCAATATTTCAATACGGCTGAGTGGGAGATCGCTAAGCTCGCATCATCCGACATTCATTACTACTCAAGAAAACCCAAGACGATTATCGATATCATCGAGGAAATCTGCAACAGCACGTTTCTGCTTTTTATCCCGCTCCCCGATGATCGATATACGGCCAGGTACTACGACCAGTATGCGCCAACCCTGCAAACGATCCCCCGCGAGGAAGTGTTGGAGACGCCGACAATCGAATACGATTCGACCCAGATGCTGCGGTACATACGAGTTGGATACGACCGCGATTGGGCTGAGGGTGATTTCAAATACTATCTGCACGACAGTGAGGATGAGCGGATTGATCGCGACGAGACGTTCGAGACGCTGTTAACAACGGAAGCCGACGCGCAAGCCTTCGCCGAGACCGTGATGCTGCTCAGCGGTGATCTATATAAACCGTTCAACATCAAGATCAAGCTCCAGGCGCTCGAGCGCGAGATCATGGATTTTATTGACGTGGAGATCATGCGACGCAGTAAGAAGATGCTTGGCACAGTTAAAGCGGAGATTCTCGGTATCAAGCAGAATCCGGATGAGGCGTGTATGACGTTAAGCTGTCGCATCTTGGAGGTAAAAAAAAACTAATTTATTTAGAAACCTCGTATTACGGGGACACATACTACGGGGACAATTACTATGGCACGACAGTCAATTAGGAGAAAATCTAAATGGGTTTTATGAACATAAATCTATCGGGTACATCGTTCAGCGACTACAAGCTCACCGATGTGGGCTCTTCGGCCTATCAGCTCGAGCATGACTGGTTCACCAAGGAGGATTTAGAGATCTGGACCGATGTTGGTAAGACAGGAACGCAGCTTGCTGAAGGAATTGACTATGAGCTTTCAGAAGAGGATGAGGATCTATCTTTTCGCGTTAGTCAAACTATAGGTGAAACCCGAACCGTTTATCATAAGATCACGATCATTAACGCTACCTACCAAACAGGAGATCTCTACCACTCTGGCAAGTATATCGCAGATACCGTTGATGCAGATGATATAAATAACTTGGCAAATCATGCTGGTTTGACGGCAGCGGGCACTCACGGTTCTACTGTCTCTGCGACCGCGAACAAGCTTATACACCGCGATGCCAGCGGTCGAGCAAAGGTAGTTGCGCCATTGGTTGCTGCAGACATTGCGATAAAGAGCACCGTGGATGTGGTACAGACCAACCTGAATACTCATGCCGCTCTGACGGCAGCGGGCACCCACGGATCTACTGCAGCAGCAACGGCTAACAAACTTGTACACCGGGACGCTTCCGGCCGGGCGCAGATAGTATCACCTTCGGTAGCGGCAGATATTGCAAATAAAGGTTATGTAGATGGTGTAGCTGGCGGCGCTGCTCTTTTCCCGGTCGGCTGTGGAGATGCTCCCGACATCACGCTGAGCGGCGGGACACGTACTCAGCATATTATTTATTGCAACAACTTCACGGTATCAGAAAATACAATCCTGAAAGCCAATTTGGTGATTTGCGAGGGTGATTTTACAATTGAGAGTGGCAAGGTTCTAACCGTGAGTCCGACTTTGCAGAGAGATGATGTATATTATAACGGTTACACCAGTCCTACAGATCCCGAAGTTGTACCCATTTATTCAGGAAAAGGGGGACGTTATTTAGGCAACTACGGTTCGGGCGGTGGTGGTGCTTGGGGTGGATACGCCGGAAACCTGAACGGAGCCAACGGGGGTCAGGGCGGCGGATCTCTTTGTTGTTGGGGTAAACATTCTTTAACGACAAAGGGGGGTGAACCACGTCTGAAGTCGCCAGCTTTCTCCTTTGGTGGTGATGGCGGTGGATCTAGTCACACCGCTAGTGGAGGTGGAGGAGCTGGTCCGGGTGCCGGTGGTGGAAGCGGCTACAGTGGAGGTGCCGGTGGTGCTGGTGGTGGCTGTCTTTTTATTATTTGTAAGGGAAACTTTGTAAATAATGGCACGATCAATTGTAATGGCGGAAATGGTGGCACAACTAGCGGGCGTGGTGGCGGCGGTGGCGGGGGCGGCGTTATTGTTATTGTCGCATACGGTTCATCGTATACAGGAGGCACGATTAATTGCAAGGGCGGAAATGGTGGTAGCACGACTTATGACGGCGGTGGCGGGGGTGGCGGTCATATCGAGATTTACGCCAAGACCACTTCTTTTGGTACTCTGTCAGTTGCCGGTGGAAGCGGACCTGGGTCAGCTTATAATGGTGGTACAGGCACCATACAAACTATAAATATTTCGAGTGCTGTCCATGAATATTTGGGTGGTGAAAATGGGGATTTGATGGCCGGTTTTGTGTTTAATTTTATGCCAGGTATAAAGGGAGTATTATAATGGGATATTGGTTAGAAAATGGTTGGCATTACTGGGAGGGAGATCCTCGCCCAGAAGCACAAAATGTGACCGAGGTTCCAAGGCGACCCACCCCTGATCATGTATGGAACGGCTCGGCCTGGGAGGTTCCTGCCGAGATCGCCGCTCTTCGCAAAGAGGAGGCAGCGGAGTCAACTCTGCTTTCCGAGGCGAAGCTCATCAAGATCCTTCTAATTATGATGAAAGCAATCGAGGCTATTGCAAAGAACGAACAGATCCCAGCTGAGTGTATCGCGCTCAAGAAGCGAATTGATGAACTATTGAGTGAGTAAAATGAAACCCGAAGATATACAGAAATTATCTGACCGCGAGCTCCTCATCAAGACCTTCGGCGACGTGGAGCATATCAAGGGCATATTGGGTAACGGCGGTGGGGTGCTGGGAGATGTGCGCCGACTGAAAAAAAATTGTGTGACTCGTGGCGAACTTACACTCACGGTAGCGATCATCAGCCTGATCTTTGTGGGAATAGGAGTGCTGCTCTATTTCTTGTGAAGTAGTGAACTGGGAGGGGAACTATGTTGAAGTTGGAATATATCCCGAAGGGTATCGACGAAATCGTTGAGTACTATGGCACCGCCGGCCGGATCGTCGACGGGCAGTTCAAAGTCGATCCTGATTGGTTCACCGAAAACGTCAAGGTGTTTCACCTCTCTTTTCCCCTCCGGCAGAGCTGGGATTACCGGGAGATCCGAGCCTTTCATGCACACAAGAAAGTTGGCGCGGTTATGGTAGATGCCCTGGAGGAAATCCACGTTTTTTACGGGCTTCGGCTGATGCGACTGCACGGTCTTGATTTTTGGGGCGGAGTATACAGTCCGCGGCTGAAGCGAGGATCCCGGGAACCATCGACACACTCCTGGGCGATAGCCATTGATTATTGTCCGGGGTTGGGACCGTATGATGAGCCGACGCGGGTTCCCTGGCCGATCGTGGAAGCATTCCTGAAGCGGGGATTCGTGAATCTGCCGGAGAACGACGGGATGCACCATCAGGCCTGTGAAGGATTTTGAGATGAAATTGAATGCGAAGGACCTGCTGCAGAAAGCCTGGGTGTTCGAGGTGATCTGGCTCCTGCTCAATTTCCAGATCTGCCTGTATTTCTTTCCCGCAAAAGTGGGGCCTTTCATGCAGGCGCTGCCGCTTCTCACAACGCTGATCGGTGGTCAGGGACTCCTGGCCGCGGCAGGTCCGGAGAGATCAAGCGGCTGATCGAGTCAAAGAACGGGGGAGGCACATGAAAAATGGCACGGCGATTGTTCTCTCTGTGGTGCTTCTGGTTATTGGGATTCTTCTTGGTGCTGGTGCCGGCTGGATGGTGCGAGGACGAGCGGCCGACCGAGACTTGGCGGAGCTTGCTGAGCGAAGCGCTGCTGATCTCGCAGCGGCTCGAAAAGCTCAACGAGCAGCTGTCCAACGAGCTGACAGTCTCTCGTTCACGCTCAACCGAGCTGCAGACGCAGCTCGGGAACTTGCTGGACGAGCACGTGATGCTGAAGAGCGAGCTGAGCGATCTGAGGCGACAGTCCGAGAGCTTGTCCGGAAAGCTGCAGACCTCGAAGCAGGAATCGAAGTTGCTGCAGGAGCAGCTGAAGAAAGCGGAAGCCTCCTCCGACGCCTTCGCGAGATCCTTCTCCGACTACAAGCTGTTGGCCGAGGCGAGAATCAGGAGCCTCAAACGTCAACGTAATCTGGCGGCGGGAGGCGGGATCCTCGCGCTCATTCTGGCTGTTATCTTTGGGAGCCGGTAAGGCCTTGAGCTCTGACTGTTTTCTGACCAAAACATTGAAAAAGCTTCCTTAAACTGCCCGGATTCAGCGGAAAAGCGTAAGGAATACGCACAAAAGGCTCCTACGGTATCATTCCGGCCGGTTCGGGTCCGAGAGGCGGGCGGCTAGAACATCTACCGGCACTTTATCGGCATTTTATTTTCTGATGCCATGTCTTCATCTACGTATATGTATAGTAGAAACATCATTTTAGGGGTTGAAATCGTTCGTGATATGCGTAAATATCCTATATGTCCGTCGACGATGGGCCTTTTAAGCTGTGGGTCGCCGGTGCCCGGCGCTGAGGCTACGGTCACATCGATTCTTTTCTGAGCGTTCTGCTTTGGTACCGGGGGTACCAAAATGCGTTGCCAAGGGAGGCAAAGCCTGTTGTTGTCGAGGAAGCGCTATGCGTAGATTGCTACACATTTGCAAAGTAAAACCAGTTTTTTCCATAATAATGTTCCCCTAGGGGCTAAGTTTGCAAAACCGTAAGTTCTTTTATTGAAAGTACTTACGGTTTTCTTTTGACCCCGAGGGTACCAAAAAGGTACCAACTTGCAATTGCAAACACTGCCAAAGCGGGTTACAATGTCCGATCATGCCCCGTTTGCCGAAAACATATCATGAGCATTTCCGCCTGAAGAAGAAACGGGGCCGCTGGTATGTGCTGTACCGCGGCGATGAAGCGCATCCCAGATCCACAGGGATCCCGGTAGACACCAGGTTCGCTGACGAGAACGAATCGGCTGCGGTGAACTGGGCCTATGCGAATCTCTACCAGGACAAGCCGAAGTCCATCACCCTGGAGGAATACGCACACGGGTTCTTCGATCCAGAGACTTGCAAGTGGACCAGGCGCAATATCACCGGCCGGCGGCAGAGGCAGTTCAACTCCCTCTATCTGAGCACCAAGCGAGGCTATCTGAAGAACTACATCATTCCCCGGTTTCGCTCCGTGCCGCTGCATATGATCACCGCGGACATGATCGACGATTGGCTCGAGGAGCTGGACTCGGTCCAATACGGGACCCCGCTCTCCGGATCCTCACTGGACAAGGTCCTGCATACCTTGCGGATCATCCTGCAGCAGGCCAAGCGCGACGGCCTGGTCAAGGAGAATGCGGCCTACGACATCGAGCCCTTCGATACCACCAAGGGAAGCCGCAAACGCGAGCCTTTCACCCGGGCGGAGGTCCGGAAGCTCTATCCGGGGGACC